TCGGTGTATAGCCCGACGTTCAGATCAACCCGGTAGCGGAAATCATAGGCCCAGCTGTCTGGCATGGCATACGCATAGCCTTCAAGTTCGGGGTGATACGCCCTGTAGTCATGGCCGCTGACGGAACAGATGATATCGAACTTCCTGATGTGTCTTGGCGCTTTGGCGTTAACCGGACTGGAGTGAGTCAACGCGCCAACCGAAACAAGCAACGAAATTAGCTGCCAGGAGCGGCGTACCGTTCTTGCAACTGTTTGCGAAGGGAACATCTTTACACTTTACTCTACGATTCTACTAACTTCTTGATAACGTGCCGTTAATTACAAAGCCATAGTCAAACGACCGGCACTGTTCCTGATGGGCCAGTTTCTTTGCGGCTTTGAAGACGACCACTGGCCGCGGCCGGACTGCGGCCAGTGCCCGTTCGAGGCGATCATTTGCCCATATTCCGCCCAAAGGCGGACCGACAAGCCGGAGTCCCCCGCGGCCCGCAACAAACTCGGCATTATTCGTGAGCCGATAGCCGCGCGCAGGCCGCATCCGGAAGACTTCAACATCGTACCACCGGGTCAATCCGCCTGCCGCCTCGACAAACAACAGGATATGGCGCTCCCCCTCGAAACTCTTTGTATCAATGAGATAACGGACACGGTACCGACGAGCCTTGGGATCTTGGAACCTGAACCGGCTGTGTGAAAGACAATAAAGGCTGGCTGTCACATCCGAAACATCTTGTGTTGATGATGCGGTGGCAAGCGTCGATGAAGCGGCTGCGGTACTCGTGATGAGCGCGGTCGATGCCAGATGATGAATGAAAATGGCTGTTACCTCGGTTTGGGCAGGGCTTGACGTGTCCGATCAGAATGAGGTGATCAGATATCAAATCCGTAGAGGCGCCTAAACTTCTCGATCTCGAGCGTCTTGTCTAGCACCCTGTTGCCCGCGCGCTCCTCGAGCACGCGGTAGGCCCGGTCGCTGGATAAATCTTCCTCATCATCCTCTTGGAAATAGTCGAACTCGGCCGAAAACTTCCCGTCGTTCAACGAGTATCGCATTGCTTGCCAGCGCTGATCTTTCGGATCTTTTTCCCATAGCGACAGCGCCGTCCAGACGATCTCATTGTCCGCAAGATGTAAAATCACGCGATCGCCCGCGTCCTCAAGTATATATCCTGAGCCTGTATTTTCGGCGACTTCCGAATAGAGAAAGGCGTTCTCGCTCTTCCCTTCGAGCTGATCATCGATCAAGCGGCCAATCTCTTCCAGAATTTCGCCTTTTTCTTTCATGTTCATGTCATCAGTTCCCGTTGCCGTTCGTAAAAGGCACCTTCACCAGATTGCCGTCATAGAAATACATCACATCGATATCGGATGGACGCCGTGATCCGGGCGGATAGCGCGGAATAATCGAAAATGTGACTTTTTTGCCACCCTGAATGAGCTTGCGCCACTTTGTTTCCAGTTTGCGATAACGGCCCCTGTTGAATTTGGCGTCCTGGGCGAAATGGTTGAAGCCTTTGTCGGGTCCGCCGAATTCGCGGGCAACATAATGTCCGCCTTCATCTGTCGGCAAACGGTCTGGCCTGCCAGCCCTTCTTTGTGCGGACCGTGAGCGTCGTTGCCCGGGATCCAGCCTCACGGTGCCCCCAGCCCTGCGCGTCAGATTGTTACTGTCCAGATCGAAGTCGTAGCCATTTTCAGTTACCCGGCGCATCCCGCCTGTTCCGCTCCGAACGGAGGTGCTGGCCCGGCGCACGATGGGCGTCCTGCTTGCAGCAGTCGGAGCAGGTTGCGGCACGGGAGCGACAGGCTTGCGCGTCTGGTTTCGGGTGCTTTTGGGCCTCGGCCGCGGCGGCAAGTCAAATCGGCCGGTCGCTCCGCCACCGCCAAAGCTGCCGCCCCCACCGGAAAAGGTTCCGCCCTGTCTGAACGTGAAACGGCCGTCCTTCGGGTCGTGCCAAGGGTTGAACTTGACTTCGATCCGCTCCGTCGCCTTTGCTGCTGCCTCGCTTTCCGCCTGCGGTTCCAGCCCGAGCATGGCGCGTTTTTCGTTTGGGCTGAGAAAGCCCGCACCGCTCACCTGCGCCCAGAGCCGCTCCCGGTCTTCGGACAGCGCCACCACCCGATCGAGATCGACCGACAGCGAGAGCCCGGCGAACCAGGGCTTCAACCCTTCCGCCAAAGCATCGAGGATCTTCCCCGTCAGCGGCAGGATCGCCTGCCGCCACAGCGCCTTGCTGGCCTCGCGGTAATTGGCATATGTCGCATCGCCCGGCAGCCCGAGCAGCACCGAAGGCACCCCGAACGCCAGTGCAATCTCGCGCGCCGCCGCCGCTTTCAGCCCGGCAAAATCCATGTCCGCAGGCGAAAGCGACATCGCCTGCCATTTGAGCCCGCCCTCCAGAAGCATCGGCCGGCCGGCATTGCCCGCGCCGGCAAAGCTGGCCATCAATTCGCTTTGCAGGCGCGTGAACTGATCCGAGGTCAGCGTGTCGTCGCCATCGGCAACCAGCGCGCCGGAGGGCCGCGCCGCATTGTCGAGCAGCGCCTTGTTCCACTTGGTCGCAGCATTATGCGCCGCCATCGGGCCCGCCGCTGCATCGAGGCAGCCCAGCCCGTAATGATCGTCGAGTGGATGATGCGTGCGGATATGGATGACCCTGTCGGGCGCCAGCCGTGTCACCGCAGCACCCGTCCGGTAGAGAAACCCCATCGGCCAGCCGCGCGCATCGGGTTCCACACTTACCCGCTCGGGCCGCAGTGCGAACAGCTCGGCCGGGGCACCGTTGCTGCCGGGCAGCAGCTCGACATAGGCATTGCCGTGCAACAGCAACTGCATCGCCACCGTCTCAAGCAAGGGCTGCCCGCCGCTCGTGCTCGTGACCAAAGCCAGCGCCACGGCATTGGAGGAAGCGAGCGGCGCAGACGCCACCCCTTCCGCCACCAGCCGCACCGCCCGCTGCGCCACCGCATTACCCAGATAAAGCTCACGCAACTGCGCCTCATAGGATCGCGGCCAATCCGATGTCATCGATGTCGAAAGCCCATACGAAAGCACCGGACGCGCGAGGGCACGTCCGGCCGATTTCCAGCCGAAAAGTTTCATGATAGTTCCTTAAGTGTGACCGTCCGCTACTTCTTGGGACGATAATCTCGCTTGTCCAAACAGGCGTCATAACTGGCCCGGTCGATCTTTACCCAATCCGTGTGATTGATTCCCCGCACCTTAAATGCCGGGCTGTATGGAAATGCCGAAACCATCTTGATCCACCGACCCTGTTCGGCGGCGATGATCCGAATCTCGTCCGCAACCTCCGATAGATCTTGATCTCGGCAAAACAGCAGCGCCACATCGAATTCCCGCTTCAACGCCATCCGGATAATGTCGAGAGCAATACGGACATCGATCCCCTTTTCATCTCCGTCAAGAAAGCTGTGCTCGCTGCCATCTGGTAACAGGACACGTTTGTTGCGGTATCTGAGAGGGCTGGTGAACACATGAACCTTGTCGCGCCCCATTTGCGCGCCCTTGGCTGTCCAAAAATGATTCCAGAACGGCTTGTCAGCCGCGTCGGGTACACCAGTGTAAAAACGAACGCCCGAAACATTCCAGCCATTTTTGGCGCAGATGTATTCGGTAAGTGCGACAGGGTCGAAGTTTGGCCAAGTATAACCGAAGGCCTGCTTGGCCGAGTGAAACAGGTTTTGCCCGTCAAAAAACGAAACCGCGCGGATCAGTGCTGGCTCTTTCATGCCCAATGATTGGCACAGTCCCGGCATTCGCGCAAAGCACAAATAAATAACCCCGCCAGAGTCCTTGCGGCGTGTCCGGCGGGGTGAAAGTTGATGCCGCAGATATGCGTTACTGCGTATGAACGTCAAGTTAAAACGCTGCAATAGGCGTTGATCGGCCTACAACAACCTGATCCTCGGCCCCTCCCGCCGCTTCCCCAGCATCAATTCCGTCACCGCCCAGACCAGCGCATCGGCACGATCGGGGGATCGCCCCGGCCCTTCGTAACTCCCGCCGACGATCAGGCCGCAAAGTTCATCCTCCAGCGCGGGGAACGCCCCGACATGATGAACGCGGCGCTTCTCGTAAAGCGCGGCAACCGGTTCGGCGCGCGGCACCTTGCCCTTGCTGGCGTGCACCAGCGTGACGGGCATCGAGACGTCGGCGGCGCGCAACACGCTTTCGACCATCTCCCCGCCATTATTCTTTTCCGCGATCACCCGGTCGGCCTCCCAGCGCAGCGCAGCGTCCGCCACCGCCCGCGCCCAGCCTTCGGGCGACTGGCCCGAAACGCTTTCGTCGGCCAGCACCCAGCCCTTGCCCTCGCCGCACATACCGACTGCAACAATCCCGCAGGCATCGCCGCCGCTCGATGCTGGCGGATCGACGCCGATCACAACGCGCTTCATCTGCGGCGCAGATCGCACCCGGCATGTCTCGATCCGGTCGCGCGTCCACAGCGCGCCTTCGGCATCGTCGATCAGTTCGCCACCCAGTTCCTGCCGCCCGAGCCGCGTGCCCCCATATTCGGCCTTCACCGATTGCAGGAAGGACGGCGGCAGGTTCGCGGCATTATCGAGCGTCCGGCCGGCCGTCCTCCTCACCCCTTTGCCCACGTAAAGCCGTCGCACCAGCGGCACCGGCCGCGGCGTGGTCGTCGCCACGACCTGTGGCGCGACCCCAAGCCGCATCCCCATCTGCAGATTGTCCCAGGCCGCAATGCCATAAGGCCATTTCGCAATCTCGTCGGCCCAGGCGAGGTGATGCTGCGGCCCGCGCAGGCTTTCGGGTTCCGCCGCCGAGTAAAGCTGCGCAACGGCGCCATTGGCCCATGTCAGCCGTTTCAGCGACGGTTCCCACTGCACGTCCATGCCGTTGGCGCAAACCGCGAGTAGCCCGCTTTCGCCCTCCACCATTACATTGCGCGCTTCGACTATCGTCGCGCCAACCAATGCGATCCGCAGCGATCCTTCCGCCTCCGCCCGTTCGCGTACCCATTCGGCACCCATTCGGGTCTTTCCGAAGCCACGCCCGGCCATCACCAGCCAGACGCGCCAATCGCCCTCGGGCTCCGCCTGTGCGGCAAGCCGCCAGAATGGCCATGAGCGAATTCTCTTCTCGACATCCGTCCGCTTCCACGCGTTGATCGTGCGGCGCGCCTGTTCGGGCGACATCCGCGCCAGTTGTTCAGCCGTGTGTTTCATCGTCTGCCTTCGCGGCTTCGATCCGGTTGTGCATCTCGCCGACGCGGGCGATCAGGATCTGCTTGAGTTTTCTGAGATCGACCATCGCCGGCGGAACAAGCCCCTTCACCGAAGGCCGGTGCTGCGCGAGCAGGCTAAGGCCAAGTCGGTGCGCCTGCGCCTGCCGCTTGAGTTCATCCACATCGACCGCACCACTCACCTTCTTGAGCGCAGCCTCCAGCAAGCTCGCCTCCAGCCGGGCATAGCCCTCTGCCAGCGCTTCGGCCCATGCCGCGCGGAACTCGGGCGATTTGCGGCGGAGCGCATAGACGCTGCCGACCGGCATCTTCGCCGCGCGCGCCGATGCGGCGACGTTGGATGTTTCGGCCAGCCTGGTCAGGAAGGACTCGCGGCATCCCTTGGTCCAGGTCTGCGGCTTCGCCTTGGTTTTCAGTGTCGTCATCGTTCCAATCCTTTCGTTCAACAAAAAGGCCGCAAAGGCTTTTCCGCCTGCGGCCTGTTGCAGCACCCCCCGGTCAGCGGGTCGGCTGCGAATCACAATTTCCCATTGCGCCCTTTTTAGTCAAAACAGCGTGACGCTGTCAACAATAAAATGCCATATAGGATATTTATAGGAAATAAATAGGATATATGTGCCGCCCAACCTTGATTTCTTCCTTCCTCCGCGCCTCCGCGCCTCTGCGTGAACCCCTGCTATTCTTTTTGTTCACGCAGAGGCGCGGAGGCGCAGAGGCAGCACTGTTGATACGGAATCGCAGTTCGCAATCTTCGGCAACCCTGTTATCGGGCCCATGAACGACACCCCAAGCGCGAAAGCCCGATTCATGAAATTCTTCGTCGATACCGCCGACACCAAGGACATTGCCGAACTCGCTGCGACCGGCTTGCTTGACGGCGTCACCACCAACCCGTCGCTGATCCACAAATCGGGCCGTGATTTCATGGACGTGACGCGGGAGATTTGCGGGCTGGTCGATGGGCCGGTCTCGGCCGAAGTCGTCGCGCTCGATCATGAAACGATGATGAGAGAGGCGGAAATCCTGCGCAAGATCGCCGACAATGTCTGCATCAAGGTGCCGCTGACGATCGACGGCCTCAAAACCTGCCGGAAACTGACCAGCGAAGGGACGATGGTCAACGTGACGCTCTGCTTTTCCGCCAACCAGGCGCTGCTTGCCGCGAAAGCCGGGGCGAGCTTCATTTCGCCGTTCGTCGGGCGGCATGACGATAACGGTTTCGACGGGATGGCATTGATCGCCGACATCCGGCTGATTTACGACAATTACGATTTCCCGACGGAAATCCTCGTCGCCAGCGTCCGCCACCCGATCCATGTGCTCGAAGCGGCGAAGATCGGTGCCGACGTGATGACTGCACCCCCGGCCGTCATCAAATCGCTGTTCAACCACGTCCTGACCGACAAGGGCATTGCCGGATTCCTCGCCGATTGGGAAAAGACGGGGCAGAAGATCGGCTAGCGCCACATCCCCGCCTTCCCGAGCGAAGACGAGGGACTATACCGAGCGTAGTCAAGGTTGTTTCGGGGCACCCAAAGGTTCTCGGCTTCGCTCGAACGAGTCCCTCGTCTTCAACCAAAGGTTGAAGTTTATCCTGAGCGCCTGCCTTGCAGGCAGTCGAAGGGCTCGGGAAGGCGGGACGTGTAGGGGAGTATGATGACGGCCGACCTCATCCAGTCTTGGTCCAACCACCTCCGCCAGGATCGGCGGCGTTCGCTGCATACCGTCCGCGCCTATGTCGCAACTGCCGAGCGGTTGCTCGCGTTCCTCAGCGATCATCAGGGCGGGGCGCCCACACTCGATGGCCTCCAAGCTGCGGATTTGCGGGCCTTCCTCGCCCGGCGGCGGATGGACGGGATCGGCAATGCCAGCGCGGCGCGCGAACTTTCCGCCGTGCGCGGCTTCCTCACTTTTGCCGGCGGCGAAGAGTCCGTGCCGAGGCTCAGGGGCCCAAGGGTCAAGAAAGGGCTGCCCCGCGCGATTTCGCCCGACGAAGTGATGTCGCTCGCCGAAGACGTGGCCGAACAGGCGGGCGATGCATGGATCGCCGCGCGCGACTGGGCGATCCTCCTGCTGCTCTATGGCGCCGGCCTGCGGATCAGCGAGGCATTGGGCCTGACCGGAAGCGTGCTTCCCCTGGAACGCGTCCTGCGCGTCACCGGCAAGCGCGAAAAAACGCGGATCGTGCCGCTGCTCGCCCCGGTCAGCGATGCGATCACTGCCTATGTCGCGCTGTGCCCCTATCCGGCCTCAAAAGACGAACCTCTCTTCCGGGGTGCACGCGGCGGGCCGCTCAATCCGGCGATTATCCGCCGTTCGGTGCGTGCGGCGCGGACACGCCTTAGCTTGAGCGACCGGACGACGCCCCATGCGCTGCGCCACAGCTTTGCAACCCACCTGCTCGCAGGCGGCGCGGATTTGCGCAGTTTGCAGGAATTGCTCGGCCATGCCAGCCTGAGCTCGACGCAGATCTACACGGCGGTCGATGCGGCCTATCTGCTGGATGTCTATAGGAACGCGCATCCGAGGGCGGGCTAACCCAAACCCCTCCGCGCCTCCGCGCCTCTGCGCGAACCCAAACTTTCTAATTGTTCGCGCAGAGGCGCGGAGGCGCGGAGAAATTATTAGTGGCTATGCCCCGACGACGGATAGACAAGCTGCCTGAGCGCTCCCGTCCGCTCGAAGGGTTTCCATGTCCCTTCTTCCTGCGCCAGCCGGTCGGCCACCGCATAGAGAACCACCGGATTGACGCCGAGGCCGCAATGGCTGCCATGAACCTGGATATTGTCGGTCAGCGCGTCTTCGGGCTCGATGCAATTCTGCCAGGCGACCACGCCGTCTTCCTTGGTGAAAATCGCGGTTGACGGGACGGGCGGGGGCAAATGGCTTTCGCGCAGCTGCGCCTGTGTGCCGGGATCGCCAATCTTGTGGCCGGTGAAACGCTGATAGGCGCGCCAGGCATTGGTTGAGCGCGGATCGCCGACAATGGGTGAGCCAAGCGTGATGATCTGGCGGACAAGATCGGGGCGACGACGCGCAAGCTGCCGCGCCATCATGCCGCCCAGGCTCCAGCCGACAAGGCTGACCGTGCGGCCGGTTGCGGCATGGACTTCGTCAAGCCGGGCAATCAGGCGTTCCCCCTCATGACCAATCGCCTTGGGCCCAAGGTTGCGGCCCAGATTCCAGCTATGGGCATCATAGCCCATCCGCGTAAGGAAACGCCTGAGCAGGCCGGTCGAAATATCCGACGTGATAAAACCGGGCAGGACGAGCACCGGATGGCCATCGCCACGCGGTGCCAGCGCCAGCAGCGGTGCGGCCAATGGCATCGATCCAAGCTCGAATATCGCGCGCATCGGCTCGGTCAGCGCCAGAAGCAAAGACGGTGGTGCGACCCTATCTTCCTGATTATCCTGCATTATTTTTTATTATCCTCTCACGAACCCCTATGCTGCGTTGTTTTGTTGTGCGGTGCAAGCCATTTACGTGGTGAATTGACCACCAACGCCGGAGTGCCCGATGAAATCCCATGCCGTCCTGATCCTGCTGTCTGCGCTCGCGAGCCCCTTGGCGGCTGCAGAAAACGCGCCATTCATGATCGAGGAAACCGGGCAGGGCTACTGGCGGCTCGACGATGCTGTACGCGCTGTTGGTGACCGTGACGCGAGCATCGTCATCGCGCCGGGCACATATCGCGATTGCGCCGTCCAGACTGCTGGCGTCATCACATTCCGCGCAGCACGCCCCGGCAGCGTGATCTTCGACGGCGGAATTTGCGAAGCCAAGGCCGCACTTGTCCTGCGCGGACGCGGGGCGCGGGTGGAGGGGTTGATCTTCCAGAATATGCGCGTTCCCGACGGCAATGGCGCTGGCATCCGGCTTGAACAGGCCAATCTCGACATTTCCACCACGATTTTCCGCAATTCCGAAGAAGGCATCCTTGCGGGCGCCGACGAAGCGGGCAACATCACGATCGACCAGTCGACCTTTTCCGGCCTTGGCCGCTGCGACCGCGACCTTTCCTGTGCCCATTCGATCTATATCGGCTATTATGGCAGCCTGACCGTGACCCGCAGCCGCTTCGAACGGGGGCGCGGCGGGCATTATGTCAAAAGCAATGCGATCCGCACCGATGTCCGAGATTCGAGCTTCGACGATACCCAGGGACATTTGACCAACTACATGATCGACCTGCCCGCTGGGGCGATCGGCACGATTGCCGGAAATGTTTTCGTGCAAGGCCGGGACAAGGAGAATTACTCGGCAATGATCGCTGTCGCGGCCGAAGCGCGGGCGCATCCCTCCCACGGGCTGATCATCACCGACAATGACGCGACGTTGGGGGCGGGCGCGAACAACACGGTTTTCGTTGCCGACTGGAGCCATGAGCCGCTGAGGATATCCGCCAACCGGCTTGGCGCGGGGATCAAACCCTTCGAGACGCGGTGATCAACCCGGCAAGGCCGCCAGCAACCCCGGCGTCAGCACCTGTGGCAGTTCGGTCGGCTCGCCGCCGCCCTTGGGATACCAGAGGTAAAGCGGCACACCCGAACGACCTCGTGCTTCGAGGAAGCGCGTGATCGCCGGATCGCCATTGGTCCAGTCTCCGACCATCACCGTGACGCCTGCCTTCTCGAACGCTGCCCTGGTTTCGGCGCGGTCGATCGCGGCCTTTTCGTTGACTTTGCAGGTCAGGCACCAGTCGGCGGTGAAATAGAGGAAAACCGGCTTGCTGGCCTGGCGCAGCGCGACAAGGCGCGTTTCGGAGAAGGGCTCGGTTCCTGCGGCGATGCTGCTATGGGTCGGGGCAAGGGTGAAAAGGAAGGGCATCGCCACGGCTGCCACGACGGCCAGTGCGCCAAAGGCGGGGAGAAGCGAAAGCCCCAGCGGCTGGCGGCGCCCGGCGAGCCATCCGAGCAGCGTGACCAGCAATGCCCCGGCGATCCCGATCTTGAGGCCGGCCAACCCTGTCTGGCGCCAAAGCAGCCAGAGCAGCGCCGCAACGGTCAGCGCCATCGGTATGGCAAGGATGCGCTGGAAAGTTGCCATCCACGCGCCGGGCTTGGGCATCATCCGGCGCAGCGCAGGGATGAAGCCAAGGCCAAGGAAGGGCAGGGCAAGGCCGAGGCCCAATCCGGCAAAGATCGCCAGCGCGGCAGGCACGGGAAGGACGAGTGCTGCGCCAAGCGCTGCTGCCATGAACGGGCCGGTGCACGGCGTTGCGACAAAGGCTGCGAGCACACCCGTCCAGAAGGAACCCGCCGCACCGCCCTTGCCCGCCAGTGCTTCGCCGCCGCCAAAACTGCGCAAGTGGAACAGGCCGACAAGGTTGAGTGTGATCGCGGTCGCCAGCAAAGTCAGGAACAGGATGACGCGGGGATCCTGCAACTGGAATGCCCAGCCGACCTGCACCCCCCCCGCCCGAAGCGCCAGTAGCGCGCCGCCGAGTGCGAGACAGGTTGCCATCACGCCCGCCGTATAGGCCAGCGCCTCTCGCCTCGCTTCGCCTTCATTGCTGCCGCCCGCCTTGGCAAGGCTGATGGCCTTCAGGCTGATGACCGGAAAGACGCAAGGCATGATGTTGAGGATCAGCCCGCCAAGGATCGCACCGCCGAGCGCGAAGATGAGGGTTAGCAGCCCGGCACCGCTACCGCCTTTGGGGACGGTGCCGGGCGTTGCCGAGATGGCGAGCCCCTCACCCTTGCCAAGCGAAACGACGCCCTCGAGTTTTTGGGGGCTGACAAAGCCATAGCC